TTTTAAGTCTTTTCCAAGAAAAAACACAAGAAAATGCAGAATCATCTGCAGAAGCCCCTCTGGGCATGCTCATGGCGACCGCCATTTGAAACCGTCAAATTCGCGCCATTACAAAGCGGCGCCGACACTCGACTATTGCCGCAGATACAATCGGCACTGGGCCGCATTTGCAAATAGCAGGCAATGATGAAATTACACAAAAAATTGAACGCGATTGGTCATCATGGGCAAAGGCAATAAGCCTGACGGAAAAACTGCGTACTGCAAGATACAACAAGCTGATTGACGGCGAGGCATTTTTCCTCTTGACAACCAATGACAAAATCAAGCACAACATCAAACTTGACGTACAACTAATTGACGCCGACAGAGTAACAAGCAATACAGTGTCATTTACCGAGCTACTGACTGACGGAATGAAGTTGGACAGCAAGGGCAACATAATTAGCTATCAAATTTTAGAAAATCATCCGGCAGAAGCAATTAGCCTTAAATATCAAGATGTAGATGCAAAATACATCATACACTTATACGATGTCAACAGAGCCGGACAGCATAGGGGCGTGAGCGAATTGGCAGCTTGCTTAGATTTGTTTGGCCAATTGCGCGATTATACAAGGGCAGTGCTAACAGCCGCACAGACAGCGGCTTGCCTGACAGGCGTAATACAAACAGACGCTCCGGCAGGCGGCGAGGCTGAAAGCATTGAGCCAATGGAGACCATCGAATTAGCGGCAGGGCAATTACTGACAATGCCTGCTGGTTGGACACTTGGCATGACCAAAAGTGAGCAACCGACAACGACTTATGCGATGTTCAAATCAGAGCTACTGGGCGAAATATCGCGTTGTCTGAACGTCCCTTACAATATCGCCATTGGCAACAGCAACAATGCAAGTTATGCATCAAGCCGTTTGGACTGGCAAATATACCACAAGAATATATCTATACAGCAGCGGTTGTTTGAGGATAGATGTTTGGACAAAATATTTGCCATGTGGCTGAATGAATGGCTGTTGTCAAATCACGTCAATCAGCCTATATCGCATAGCTGGATTTGGGATGGCATTTCTGAACATTCTGACCCGTACAAATCGGCTCATGCAAACATTCTTGAACTCAAAAACTTAACTACGACATTATCAACTATTTACGCCAACAAGGGCAAGAATTGGGAAACTGAAATACAGCAAATTGCCAGGGAACGCAAGATGCTAAAGGAGTTGGGGTTGTCATTGGATGAAGCAATGCCAGATAATGCCATTATAGATGATAATGAGGGAGGGGGAGAAAACGAAGGTGGGGAACGAACAGAAGATAATTAACATAACTGCCTATGCAGACACTGACAAGAAAAAGCCTGCAATTGTCAAGGGACTGGCATACAATGGCGGCATTTTGGAATTGGGATTGCCTTATAGTGTCTGCGTTGACCTATACGGCATGGAAATTCCTGAATCAATACCATTGCTAACAGACCATCGGAACGAAATAGGAAGCAAGATTGGCGAGATAAAAGCGAAGGTCGTTGACAATGCGCTATATATCGAAGGCAAAATTACGTCCGATAGCTACCTTGCAAACAACATAGTAAGCCAAAGCAAAAACGGCGGCAAGTGGTCATTAAGCATAGGCGCACTTTTGACAGAATTTTACATATTGGATGAGGGAAAAGTAATCAATGGGCAGGATATACCTGCTGGCGTCTGCCATGCAACAAAATCATTATTGAGGGAAGTAAGTGTCGTTGCGGTAGGAGCCGACAAAGATGCAACATTGGAGATAGAGGCTAAAGCCAAACAAACAAACACCTTATCGGGAGGGGAAAACATGGGCGACGAAATTAAAAAGACTGAAGAAGAAATCAAGAAAGACGTAGAGGAAATCCAGGCCGAGGAAAAAGACGAAAAAGAATTTGTCGATGTGCCTGCTGTCTTGCGTATCGAACGCGACAGAATCAAGGCCATTAAAGAGATTGTCGAGGATGACACGGAACTGGAAGAAACCGCCATTACTGCTGGTTGGAGTGCTGATAAGACGGCTCGTGAAATGCTGAAACGCATTAAGGCATCACGTCCTAATATCAACGTCAATACCAACAAGACCGAAGCATCGCAGACCAAGACAATTGAAGCGGCTCTTATGCTTAGGGCGGGTATTAACGAAGATGAAGTCATCAAGGCAGTTGGCGAACAGGCGATTGAAGCTGGCTACAAGGCCAGAAGCATCAGCATCAAAGACGCGGCCAGAGCCTGCATTAAGGCCAGTGGACAGAGTGTGGGACTGGGCTTTGGCAACTCTGAAATCAAGGCGGCCTTTAACTCTGCTTTGCCTGGCATTTTGTCCAACGTTGCCAACAAGCGTTTGCAACAGGCTTTTGCGGCTTACAATCCAGTTGCCACTAAACTTGCTCAAACCGTTGACATCAACGATTTTAAGCAAAGCGACATCCTTTCAATCGCTGATTTTAGCAACCTGTCCGAAGTGGTCAATACTGGGGCTAATGCTGGCAAGCTGACGGCGGATAAATTGGTTGAGGGCAAAGGCACCAACCAGCTGAAAACCTACGGCAAGATTATCAGCCTGACTCGGCAGGACATTATCAATGATGACCTTGGCGCATTTTTGCGTATAACCGACATCCTTGGCAATCGCTGTGCCAGAACCATTGACCAGCTTTTCTTTGCAAAACTGCTTGCCAATGGCGCATGGACTGACGGCAACAAGCTGTTTTCGACTGCGCACAAAAACCTGTTGGACATCACGACTAATGCGTTGAGTGTCAACAGTGTAAAGACTGCCATTGCTGATTTCCTGAAGCAAGTCGGTCTGGATGGCGAACCTGTCGGCGTGATGCCAAAATACTTGGTTGTTCCACCGGAACTGTATTTCCTTGGCAAGGAAATTGCCGACAGTACTTACATGATTGGCGGCAATACAAAAAGCGCGGCCCTGAACCCAGTGGCCGGGCTGTTGGAAGTGGTGCAATCGCCCTATCTGAGCAACGCCACTTACACTGGCGCAAGTGCTACTGACTGGTATCTGTTTGGCAGTCCCGACGAACTTCCAGCAATGGAAATCGGTTTCCTGAAGGGGCAGACTGCGCCGACTATCGAAGGCAGTGATTGCGAATTCGACACGCTGGGCTATAGCTGGCGCGTGTATTACGACATCGGCGTTGGGGTGGCTGATTACAGAGGTGCGCTTAAAGTCGGCACTATTCCGGCGGAAGGTAGCAGCGGCACTCCGTAATAATTGAGGGGATAGAGGGGGGAGGCAATGCGGGGGCGATGGCATCAAACCCGCACCTTAACAAACAACTATGCTTGCTTATTTAGCCAATTTCATCAAAGAGCAACGGGCAAAATATACCGAGGTGGACATAACCATCGGCAACGTGCCATGCAGGGCTACAGTGGGCAGCACGACGTTTAAGCTGGGCGAGGGATATTACATCGTCTATCAGCGCAGTGTTGATTTTATCGTTGCAGTTGACACGTTGGAAACTAAGCCGACAAAGGATGATGAAATTGTCTGGAATGGAAAGAGATACGCAATTACAAGTTTCAACAGCGAGCCTGCCGTGAGGTATTCCGACCCGCAGGGAGTAAGCTACAGAATCCATACGAAATACATTGGCGATATATGATTACAGACTTGGCAAACAAACTGACAATATATATACAAAGCATATTGACGGAAAACAACGTCGAGGCTGATGTAATTGTTGACTATGTGCCAGAGTATGAGTTGTCGGAATTGCAAGCAAAGAAAGTAATCATCATACCGACTAACATTGAATATCACGATTTAACAAGGGGATTTTTGCAGAAGAATTACACTTATGAAATTGGCATATTGCAACGGCTTAACACGGAAAGCGAATTAGCGGGTATAATCGACGTAACCGAGACTATCGGCGCAAGCATTAAAGGGTATCATCTGGAAGGCCATAAGTGCATGGAATGCAAAGTAATGCAATTATACAATCCGGCTGATTACGCCAATGCCAAAAAAGTAATATCTGTATTGCAGGCGACATTTAAGGAATACAGGCAAGAATGATTGACATAAGCACTAAGATAATTAACGACTTTGCAAAGGTCGAAAAAGCCGCTAACAGGGCATCTGTCAAGGCGTTGCGGTCATCTGGTGCTTATTTAAGGAAAGTAGCGAGAAACAGCATAAAAAGCAAGACACCGCCATTAGACGGAAAGCGGAAGCCGAGTGAGGCAGGCAAACCGCCTTACTCTTGGAAACAGCCAGGCATGACGTTTAAGGACAGCATACTGTACGCCGTAGAGGATGGCAATGTAGTAGTAGGGCCGATGGGCTGGGGCAGAGGCAAAAAGGTAGGACAGATACAGGAATTCGGCGGCACTGCAAGCATAACCATGCCTGATGACGACGGCAACAAAAAAAGCGTACTGGCTACATATCCAAAACGTCCTTATATGGCACCGGCACTCGAACGGAGCCAAAGTAAAATATCCGAATTTTGGAGGAATTCGATTAGATAACGTTTAGGGGAATTTTTTATGGGGAAATACAGAGGAGGAAATTAACATGGCTATTGTGGGCATTGACGCAAAACTTTTTGTGGGTGTGGCGGGTACTACGCCAAGCGCAGAATATGAAAACGTGCGCAACGTGACTTTTAATTTGGAACGAAGTGAAATCGACGCCACTACCAGGGCGGCTGATGGTTGGGAGGTCATCATCGGTGGACTTAAAAAAGCCACTCTTGAGTTTGAGTCCGTGCCTTCATTGACCGACGCCACTTACAGCGATTTGCAGGCTTCATTTTTCGGCGGTACGCCGATTGCAATTTTCGTCAGTGATGGCAATGGCAGGGGTCTTGATGCCGACTGGGTGGTTACGTCATTTTCGGAAAATCAGGGCAACGATGAAGTAATTGCTACGAGTATTAAATGCCGTCCAACGTTTGAGACTCGCAAGCCGAGCTGGAAGACTGGCTCCGGCGGAAGCACTCCGTAATTAACTATCAATCAGTAAGTAATGCGTAAGGCGGTGATTGGGTGTCGATTTTGCCCGACACCGCCTTTTTAGAAAACACACATGATGAGGGAAAACGAATGAAGGTATTTAAGGACAACAAGGGCAGACCTTGGACAATAGATATTACTGTCGGGACTATCAAGCGCGTTAAGGATTTGCTGGGCATTAACTTAATTGATGCAGTAAGCAGTGATTTGCTGGAAAAGCTGAAATCCGACCCTGTATTGCTTTGTGACATACTGTATGCCATTTGCAAGCCGGAGGCTGACAAGCAGGGTATTACTGATATTGAATTTGGGGAGGGATTGGCAGGCGATGCGATAGAACACGCTACGGAAGCATTGATTGAGGACTTGGTAAATTTTTTCCCTTCCCGTCAGAGGACGATGCTGCAATCGGCTCTGGCGAAAATCGACAAGGCAGAAAAGCAGATGATGGATGCGGCAATGGCGAAATTCGACAAGGAATTGGACAAGGAAATCGAAGCCAAGGTGACAGATTTTTTGAACAGCTTTGGCAAATCGGCGGCGAATTAGGCATTGACCCTAAGCCATTTACTGCAAGGGAGTTGCTGTGGATGGTGGATGGCAGAAGGAAAGAGGCTTGGAATCATACAAGTGCATTGATATGCTTGATACACAACGTATTATCGAAAGAGCAGAAGGAACCAAGCGACTTCCACCCATATAAAGAAAAGTCAAAGAAGAAGATGATTACTTTTGACGATTTGCACAACTACTTTTTCAAGGGCAATGCCGTCGATTTAAGCGGCAATTAAAGCACGAATTAAACGAGGGTATATAGATATATGTCAGCTAATGCAATCAGGGCAGGCGGCGCATTTATTGAATTGACAGCCAAGGATGGCAAACTGCAAAAGTCATTGCAGTCTGCACAATCGCGCCTGGATAGGTTTGGCGTAGCCTGCAAAATGCTGAAACGCAAGCTCGATGGGCTGTCAGTAAATTTCCTCAATATCGGCAGCAATATCAACACCGCCAGCAATAGGCTAATGGGCATGGGGGGGATGATGTTTGGCGCGGCTACTGCTATGGCAGGGGCATTGGGACTTACCGCCAAAAGAGCCATTGACGTAGGCGACGAATTCGACAAGATGTCAAAAAGGACAGGTGCATCAGTCGAGTGGCTAAGCCAAATGAAATATGCAGCAGAGCAATCCGGCGCAAGCATTGAAGATGTCGAATCTGCACTAAAGGGATTGTCGGAAACTGTTGCTGAGGGTGTAGCAAAGGGCAGTGGCGAAGGTCTGGAGTGGCTGAACCAAATCGGTGTCGATTTGGGCGGGTTAAACAGCCTTAACGTGGAAAAGCAGTTTGACGCTGTTGCTGATGCATTATCGCGGGTGGAAAATCAATCTTTGAGGACAAAGGCGGCTATTGGAATTTTTAAAGGTTCAGCGGAAAAATTAATGCCAATGATAGGCGTTGACTACGATGTTGATGTTAAGCCTAAAGTCGATGATACTGTCATCAAGCCAAAAGTCAAAGATACAGCAATTAGACCGAGAATTGAAGATACAGTAATTAAACCAAAGGTAGAAGACACTGTAATTAGTCCTAAAGTTGAAGATGTAACAATTAAGCCAGTTGTCAAAGATATTCCGAAAATGTCGGCAAGTATCGACATTGCCAATGCAGATGATTTGATGAAAGATGTTGCAAAGGACATTTCGGAAAGTGATTTGACTGTCGATGTCAAGCCTAAGTTACAGAAGCTGAGCAACATAGAAAAGTTAAGGCAAGAGGCCGTCAAACTAAATCTCATTGTCACCACCGACGAGGCAACCAGGGCGGCTGAGGTGTCGTCTGCGATTACAAAATTAAGGCGCGTCGTGGAAAGTGCGGCAGTGGCCATTGGCGGTGCGTTATTGCCTGTCATTAAGCAATATACAGACTTCATCACTACCAAAATCAAGCCAATATCAGATTGGATTAAGGCACATGCCGGATTGGTCAATGTAGCCGTAGCAGGCGTAGGTGCGTTGGGTGCATTGAGCATGGCGACAATGACAATAGGACTGATGTTAAAGCCTGTGGCGTTGGGATTTACAACCCTCGGTCTTGGCATCAAGGGCGTTGTCGGCATAGGTGCATTTGCACTGGGCGTCATTGGCAAGCTGACGACTGGCATTATTGGATTGGGCAAGGGTGCAATATCAGCCGCGCATATAAGCACTAAGGGCATTAAAGGGATGTTTGCCCTAATGGGCAAGTTTCCAGCATTGTTGACGGCAATCAAGACAAGCACAATGGGCATGATAGGCGGCTTTAAGTTTGTTGGTACTGCCATCGGTGCTGTATTGGCATTAATGGCAAAGATGTTTGTTGTGTTTGACAATGCGTTGTTGTCAATGTCTGGCTTTGTCCATCTTGTGATGTTTCTTTTCGGCGGCAATAACTTAGGTTTTGCTACAATTTGGAGCAAATTCAAAATTTTGGGGCTAATAATCCAGGTGTGGGCTAAGGATTTATTAATTGTCGCCGGTGCCATTGGCGGCGTGGTAGCTGCAATATATTTGCTGTCAAGGTATTATGACGACTTGGGCAATTTTGCCAAGAGATGCTTTGCGACAATTAAGGACGCAATAAGCGACACGATAAATTGGACAAAGGATGCTGCAAAATCACTTGTCAAGCCATTTGGCGACGCATTCGGCGCAATAGCCGACAGGGTAGTCAATGCAAAGGACAGGATTGTGTCATATGTTGCAAAAATGAAGGACGCCATAATTACCGACATCAATTTAATTAAAAAATCGTTCGAGGCAGGCAATGTATTTGATGGGTTGAAAATCGGCTTCCATCTGGCAATGGAGGCTATGTTGTCCATGTTTGCGATTGCGGCTGAGGAAATGCAACATGGCCTTGGCGACATTGCAAAATCGTTTGACAATTTACGTCGGAGCGTATCGCGGCTTGTAATGGATTTGACCATAGCCAAATCGTTAATAGCATATCTTGTCAAGGTATTGTCAACGCCGATAGTCGTGCAGATAGAGACCAAACTATCCAACATCGGCAATTTCGCCAAGGGTAGTTGGCTGTTGGGCAAGACAATAGGCACTGGGGTATATCAAAGCGGCAAGCGGGCAATACTGCACAATCAGTCATTGTCAGATACAT